CAAGCTGAAGGTCGGGCGGAACGTGATCTTGCCCGATTCCAAGCGGAGGGATTAGAAGGCGGTGAGTTGGCAGGTCTTAAAGCAGAAGATAATATTCGTCAACGTAGTGAACAACAAGGTTCTCGGTCAATGACCGGAGAAGAGTTAGAAGAAGTGCTGTTAGGTGAATCTAAGGTTATTGATTCGAATATGAGGGGCCGTGCACTACGTGGCGGCAAAGTAAATGAAGAAGGTAATTATTATACTGATGCTGGTACTGTTACATACGTCGGAAAAGGTGGTGCTGAAACAGGAGATTTTAGGGATGCCAGCACAGGCATCCGTACTGACATCCCAGCTGTAGCAAGTGTAGCCAAGACTCCTGAAGGAGCCGCTTCCATCTTAGCGTCAGAAGCTATCCGCAAGGGTTATCAAAATCAACGTCCAGAACGTTTGAAAGGTCCTGCAGCAGATGTTGCAAGATCGATGGAGGTTATGCGTCAAGGCATGGAAGCTGAACCACGTGAGATTTTACCTTCTACTCAAGTACCTACAATCAATAAAGCTGGCTATGAGTATGGAGATGTAACAATTGCAGTGCCTGCTGAAACACAATTTACTGGCGATGCAGTTGATGCAGCTGGTCCTGTTTTATTTACAGGTAAGAACAAACGTGATTCTGCTGTTGTTGGCACTAGTCCGCCATTAACGCAGGGAGGTATTTCTTTTGATCCTGATGTTGCTGCTTATAACGAGCGCATGGCTCAGGGTTTCTTGAATCGTGCTATTGAAGGTGGTTTGACTGCTAAAGCTACACCTACTGTAGAAGTGTATAAAACACCAAGATTTATTGGCCCTGCACAATTAGCTGGACCTGGTAGTGTGCCGCTTTCTCGTACTGCAGCACCTTCTCCTGATCTTGGTCCAGATCCTAGTCAGCTCACAGGCTATGCACGATATACGTCAACAAGTAAGCCTGTAGGTACACCATTAACAGGTGCAATGACGGTTGGCATTAATTATGCAGAGCTGCCTCAGTCAGACACTTCTTATTTCAATAGTCGTGATATTGGCAAAACACCTTATGCGGGACCGGTTCAAACTTATGCTGAGCGATTAGCACAATCAACAGGTGGTACAGCAACACCTATGTCAATGCTGCCAGATCGTGGTGACGGACGGACCACAAGATCTATTCAACCTCCTGCCTATGATCCGCGAATGAAGCGACCTGATTTCCGACTGACTGAAGTTGTAGCTACACCAAAAGCAGTAATTTCTGTAGATGCTGGTCCTGTTAGAAAGTCTTATCCTGCAGATCCTAATAGACAGTATGCACCTCAGGCTGCAGCTGGTAACCAAGCAGTTGTTACCTATCCACACATGCGTGGGCAATCTTTATTCCCTACTGGTACATTAATAAATGATCCCGACTTGCGTGGTGGACCTGTTAAATTCCAAGGACGTGAACGTCGTGAAGATGAATACACACGTCCAATTAGCGAAAGGTTAACCAGAGGTGACACTATGACACGATTCCCACTTACACGTAGAGGTTGACATGGCAGAAAAAAAGAAAGACAAAAAATGGATTAAAAAAGCCATTAAGAATCCTGGAGCCTTTACTGCTAAAGCTAAAAAGAAAGGTATTACAACTGCTCAGTTACAGGCCAATGTAGAAAAAAATCCTGATAAATATGATGAAAAAACACAAAAACAAGCAAGGCTGCGTGAAACTTTAGTTAGGATTAATAGAGATAAAAAGAATAAAAAAGCTAAGGATTCCTGATGCCATACGATAAGCGCTTAGTCAAACCCCAAGACTACATGGATGATGTAGCCAAATTTTTTGACAAGGGTGCATATGTTAAATCAAAGTATGAACAACAGAATCGTGCTGATTCTACTCAACCACCTTTTCAAATTAACCGGTTTGGTGCTGCTGAGTTACGCAATCGTTTAACCAGTCGTAAACCACAGATTAACCCACGTCTTAATTTCCCTGACGCACAGCCTGACAACTTTAATTTGTTTCAAGGTTTGCCTTCTAGATTTGATAATAGTCGTAAAGAGCTGTATAACTTTGATGAAGGTCGGCCTGTATTTCAAAAACCTACGTTTTTAGATTCAATTGAATTTCAATTAAAGGGACAAAAGTGGAAAGAAACATATGAGTTAAGTCCAACGATGAATCCAGAAAAGCGTCCCAAGAATCCCATGCCAAGGGCTAATAATCCTGATCCTAAGAACTATTTGTTTGAAACGATGGAAAGGAAAGCTGAGGCCGAAGCAGAAGGCAAGATGAATGTGGCACAGTTGATGAAAGCATCACCACAAGAAATTAAAGAAGCTGAAGAAAAAGGGCCTGTAAAATAAAAAGATATACATGCGTTAAATAAATGGCAGCGGGAGCAGTAAGAGCATTAGCGGGTACAGCAGCCAAGAAACTTGGCCCACGCTTCCGCGACATGTTTGTCCAGGCACTGCCTGAAGCTATTGGTGGAGGTTTGCTTAATACTGGCAGCAATCTTTTAATGGGTACGCCTTTAGATGAATCTCTTGCTTATGGAGTAAGCGATACACTAGCTTCAGCAGCAACTTTAGGGTTGCTGAATAAAGCCGGCATTCAAAATAGTTTGGTTCGTAATATTGCAAACTTTGGAACAGGTATGTTAGTTAACAAAGGTGTTTTTGATCTTGGATTCAAAAATCGTTATCCACAACAAGGTCAAGGTGGTCAAGGCGTAACAAATGAACAGCAGCAAGAACAAAGGGCAAATGTTAATGGAATGACGATAGATGATATTGCAGGCAAATATATGGCTGATACGATGTTCCAGCAAATGCAAGGAGCAATGAATGGAAGTCAAAACAAAGCTGATTTAGTTCGAATGATGAATGATATTGGTGGCCCAACTTATGATATGAATGCTGCTAGGAATAACATGGCGGCTATTATGGGGCTGTAATTATGTTTCAAAGATTACGCAATATTGGTCAGAATATTAAAACCGGTTTTAATAGAGGTGTTGAACTTCAAGATCAACTGGCTGATATTAAGTACGGATCTACTGTTGAAGGCAATGAAGCAGCTGGAGGAGATAGAGGTAAGCATACAAGAAAACGTTATAGTCACAGCGTAATCCCTGGTTTAGCAGGGGGTTACTACAAGGCATTAGATGAGCAGTTGGGAATTAATATGAAGAAACCGGCCCAAATGGTTGGCGCTGTGGGGGCTCGTCTTTTAACTGATGCCGCTGACGATGCAACACGTCATACTTATTGGCGTTATAACCATCCAATGGCCATTGGAGATGTTATCGCAGAACAAATTATTGGCGATAATATTTATAACTACAACTCTGCTAAGCGTGCAGCAATTGAATTAGGTGCAATTGGTATTCCAGTTGGTTCTCATTTAGGAGTTTTTGATGCAACTAATATAAGTGAATTGGGTCGTCCTAAAGGCTTTGCGCAAAACTATGCTGAGCCAGGTTCAGAAGATAGGCGTGAAACAAGCAATCCAATTGCAGAAGGTTTTGATCGTTATATTTTAGGAAGACGAGGTCGTCCTTTAAAGTATGAAACTGCCAAACAAGATATTCCTGATCTTACCAAAGAAAGGTATTCAAACTATATGAATACTTTATATAACGATAGAACTTCAGGTGTTGTACCAGGTGCAGCAATTGCTGGTTTAGGTAGTGCAGCTGCCTTGGCAATGGGTGGAAATAAATTAAGAAATGTTCTGGGAGGAGGTGCGCTAGCTGCGGGTATTGGAGCAGGATTAGGTTCTACAGGTATTTTAAAAACAACATCTGAAAACTTAGAAGGTAAACCAGAAGCCTTGATTGTTGGCTTTCCAGTAGGTTTTGAATCTGCTGGAGCATTGCTTGGCGGTGCAAGTGCTATTCGTGCAGCCTCAAATCCAACAACAATTAACACGCCTATTGGTGTTCAACGCCCTGACAATGTAGTTCCAGGAAGCAAAAAGAAAGTCCCTGGTGGTATGACATTCCAACAAATGCCTAAAGCACGTAAGGTTTTGGGGTATGGAGTAGCCGGTGCGGCAGCAGGACTTATTGCAGGGAAAATGGCTAATTCATTGATTGCAGCAAGTGCAAGAAAAGATTTACCAACAACTGATGAGTATGGTGTTTATTAGGACGAGATAGAATTTAAATATTAAAGATTTACTGTTAAGCGCAATACCATGACCATGCAAACTCTAGGCAATGGCGGAATGTTTATGGAAGGCCTAGGCATGATGGGCCAAGCTGCTTTAGGAAGTGCTCAAGCAATGGCACAGAATGTAACAAATATGATTACAAACCAAGGACAGAAAGGCGCACAAGTAAGACAGCAGCGAGTAAATATTACTGGTCAAGGAATGACCGGCACAGGCATGGGTGGTCCAAACATTACTGGTGATGTAAATTTTGTAGGCCCTGATCCTAGTGCTCCTAATCCTCAGCAAGGCAGGACTGCTCAAGGACCGTCAAGGGTTACAGGTGATGTTGATGGCGGAGGCGGCGGTAACGCAAGAGTAACTACCGGTGGCGGTGGTGGTAATAGAGGAGGAGGTAGTACAAGAGTAACTACCGGTGGCGGTGGCGGTTCCCGTGGCGGCGGTGGAGGCAAAATCCCTGTCGGTGGTGGTAGCGGCGGAATGAATTTCAGTCGTGCTGGTCTTATGGGTGGAGCTACAAATATTGCTGGCATGGCTTATCCATTAATTCAAGGTGTTAGTAACATTCAAGAAGGTAAAACACTTGAAGGTGTAGGCAATATTGCTGGTGGTGTAACTGCTCTTGCTGCTACGCGAGGTATGAATCCGTTGCTTCGCCTTGGTGCAGCAGGCTTAGCTAGTTTGGGCGGTGGTGCTTTAGGCGCTGGAGGAGACCGAAAGGTTGCGGCAGAAACTGGCCGTGGTTCTGATGATTATCAAGAAGAAAAGCAGCGTTATCAAATGGGTCAAACTATGAATACCATGTTGGCTGGTATTCAAGATATTAATGAGGCGCAGCTTCAAAATGATTTAACACGAATGAGGGCTCAAGAACCTATTCTTAATCGAATGCTTGATCGACAATTGGTGCGCCAACAAGCAATGAATGCAAGCTTAACTAACAGCTATGCAATGTTAGGTACGTTAGCAACTGCAGGTAAGATGGCTCAACAGGGTCAGCGCGAAGCCGGTGCAAACTTCCGTACCGCACTGCAATCTAATCCTTACGCAGGCAGCGTTGTTCAGGCTCCTTCTATTAGTTTCTGATCATGACAACTATGTTTCCTTTTGGATATCAGAATCCTTACGGCAATCCAGAATTAAATACTTATTTTGCAGGAAAGCCTATTACTGCTTTTAACCCTAGCGTTAACCTTTTTGCTCCTAGCAGAAATATGATGGGTAATCTGCCTCCAAGTGCTGCTCAACCAGGAACTGGTCCTGCAGGAAACACAGTTGGAAGCGATTCAGATCCTTATGAACCAGGATTTCAAGGACCTGGAGATCCTGTAAATAAACCACCTAAAACTGAAGTCCCTCAAACTGAAGTGCCTGGAGATCCAAAGCAAAGGGGACAAGGTGGAAACAAAGAAATGATCGACGAGTTTACAGAAAGGTTTTTTGGTCTTCTAGACCGAAATAGTGATCCTGATTTGTTAAGGCGGCAGCTTGAAGCTACAGAACCTTATTTCTTACGTGTTGCTCAGCGCAACCAAGAGATGGGTTTACAGAACTTAGAAGCTGCTGGAAAGGCTGCATTTAAGTATAAGTATGCACCACAAATGGCAATGACTGCAGCTGCTTCTAAGGCTGCTTATTATCCTGAAATGGTACGTGCAGCATCAGAATCATTTACAGGTTTAAATTTAGCTGAAGCTGCCAAGCCTAGAATGAGTGGATACTATCGGGGGTTAATATAATGCCTGCTTTTTACATGGATCCTTTTGCTCCAGACGCTGGCGATGCCATGGATGGAGGTGGTTTTTTACCTGAGGTCGCCAATCCAGGTGAATTGCCTTATGGGTTTTTAGCTGGCGAAGGCAGCTCTGCACCATCTAATAATTTTGGTGAGTTTTTAAAACTAGGTAGTAGTATCTTTGGCAACGCCTTCGGCGCAAATGATCCTTTATCTACATCCAATCAATTAGGAAATCAATTGGCCTATAACTTAGGTCAATCAGCATTAACATCCTCTTTGGCTGCTCAAGGTTTAGGTATTAGGGGACAGTTAATGGGTGTTGGTGCATCGTTACTTGGAGAAGATGCAGCCCTTGCCAGAGAAACTACAGCAGCCTTACGTGCACAACAGTTAAACAATACAAATGCATCGCGTGAAGCAGGCTCACGGGGTCTTAAAGCACAGCTTGCAGGTCGCATGAATCCTCAAGCAATCATGCAGACTAGTGCACGGATTTATGGTGTTTGATTTCTAGATGCGATGATAGAAAAACAGGGGGTTAAATAATGGGTTTTTTCGATAAACTATTAGATATTGGTAAAGGTGCCTTTAGTGGATTTGTTACTGGTGCTTCTACAGGAATGCCTCATGCAGCAGGAGCAGGCGCTATTCTTGGTGGTTTAAGTGGAGCATTTGGAGGAGATGATTCAGGCGGTGGAGGAAGCAACAATATTCAACAACAACAATCAGATATGCTGGATAAACTTCTTGGTTATGAAACTCCAGGAACTAAATTTTTAGAAAACTATGCACAAACTGTTTTCTTTGATAATGAAAAACACTATAAAAAAAATCAACAAGCACAGAATGCTTTTGGCATTATTAATGATGCGGTTCAAGCTGGCAACTTAGATCCATTTAGTGCAATGACATTTATGGAGAGCAAGTTATCTCCTACAAGTAAATTTTATAGTTCTAAGGATTTTTCCAAATTGTTAAATGCTAGCGTTTCTAGAGATACTCAAAAAGATATTGCTAATGATGCAGCTTTAACTAATTTCTATCGTCCACTAACAAACAAAGAAAACAGATATTATCGAAACTTAGCAGATAGTATGGGCATGAATAAAAGCCCAATGCAGTTCTCTAGTTTCTTGAATTCACGTTTAGCCAATACAATTGAAGCACAGCAAAAAGGTCCACTAAATAGTTACGAGCAGGCAGCTTCGGCTTATTATGGACCTATGGTACGAACTGACGATGGCAGAAAAACAGGTACATTTAATGTATTTGGTATGCCTATGAAAAATTCTGATTCATCTAAGTTAATTGCTTAAGGAGTAAAAAAATGGGTAAAAAATACCAAGATTTTTTAAATGAATACACTAAAGGTTCTAGGGGTAAATTAACTGGATCAGAAGCGCAAGATTTTTTAAGTTCTGGAGGCACTACAAAGGAGCTAGAAAAGTTTATAGGAAAGATGGAAGAAGATAGTAATTATAAAGTTGGCGGTGGAGCTTATGATGCTATAGCAAGTCTTAATTCTGGAGGTAGCGGAGGAGATAGCAGTGGAGGTAGCGGAGGAGATAGCAGTGGAAGTAGCAGTGGGGGTACTACAGTTATTGAAGATGACGGTACTGCTTATTTAGATAAATATTATGGTGACTTGGGAGAAACCACTATAGATGGACAGGTTGTCTCTATGACGCCTGCTTTATTTGATCAATTAGCAGCAGAAAGTTTAGAAGGAATCAAGGGTCAAAATGCTGTAAATTATGCTGATGCAGTTGGTGGCCATAATGTTTTAGTTCAAGAATTAATTTCAGATTCCAATGATTATGCTAGTGAGTTAAATTTAGAAGGTGTTAAGTATGCATCTGATCGTAATTTAGATATTGCTCAATACACCGCAGATTCAGAAGAGCGTTGGCGTAAATATTTGGGAGATAAAGAAGCTGAAACTGCTACTGCGGTTCAAGCTCTAAAGAATCAAGGTGCTGTTGATTTGCAAGCTATTGTTAATACTGGTATGACAGATGTAGCAGAAATTCAAGGTGCTTATGCCTCTGAACGCACTCAAATTCAAGGTGAATATGATGTACAGCGTTCTAATATTCAAGCTGACTTTGAGAAATTTAAAGCTGCTAGGGCTAAGGAAGGTCAAATTTATGGCTCATTAATGGCTGGATTCTGGAGTTAGTATTGAGTATTATAGTTATTAAAGTGATTAGCTTTTAATTATGACTAGTGACACAACAAAACCAGATCTTACGACTGGAACTGGTGGGGATTATACAGATGATGCTACAGTCGATTTAGATAGTTTCCAGGCTCTCCTTGATCGTCTGACTGCTTCCAAAAAGCGCCAGCAACGTCAAAAGTCCGTTGAAGGGCGTCGTGACATCTATGCAGGCGGTTTGGCCTCCATGATGAGCAACTTCTGATTTAAACTCAAATGGTTAATAAAACGCCCAGCAGCACAGGTGGAATTGGAACCGGTGGCGATTACGATGCCGATTCTGATGACTGGTTTGATCTAGATAAATATCGGCAAGCTGCTGGCGTTGCTTACGAGTTTAGTAAGAAGAAAATGGAGGATGCTGGTGACCAAGAGCGGCAAACAATCGGAAAAGGTGCAGAAGAACAACGAGCCTCTGCACGTCAAGCCCAGGACTTCCGCGAAAGCGATGAGCAAAGGGACTACAAGCAAGCAAAGTCAGCTTACACTTTCTGATTTAGAAGCTAAGGTTTTTAGTCATTGGCTAGACAACGAAGACATGGCGATCAAAGAGTCGTTTATGTCTTTTGCTGCTGATACATACTCTTTAATTCAGGTATATTTGTATGCCAGATTTTTAGGCTATAAAGGCAGTATTACATCTTGTGATGCATGGTTCAATCTCACTTACGAGAAGCCGGATCACCTTGCAATACTCCTTAATGAAATCCAGGAGATGCAAGAGGATATCCGTAAACTGCGTGAGGATATTGAAAACTATGCTGTCAAACGTGATTCCGGTGTGGCTCGCATTGCTGCTATGCAAAAAGAATTGCGTTCTACTATCGCCCAAGTTGAGTCTTTTGTTTCTTCGCGTGACCGCAAAGGACTCTTGATGGCTGGAGCTGATAGAGCAATGCGTGAGATTATTTCTATCTTCCGAGATGATCCAATTGAAGGACCATTACACGAAGCATCGATGAGTGTTTGGGCTAGAATTCAATACGAAGAAGATTGATTATGAACGAAGAATTTCAATTTACATCTAGGACTCCAAATGAAATGGTTGCTGAGTTAAATCGCAACCGTGAAATGGCCCCTGGTCATTTAAGTCTTCAAGATATTTTAGGCAGAAATAAAGAAAAGTCTTCTACACCTAATATAGATAGAGAAACCGGTATGCCTGTAGCAGGCAAATACATGCAAGATGGCCAAGAACAAAATGCCTCCGGAGTTGCTAGAACACTTCAAGAAGAAGAACAAGAACAACAACGACGAGGAGAAGGGCAACAAAGCCAAGGAATCAGCTGAAAAAGGCTTGAAAGCTGCAAAGGCTGCTAAGCTTCAAAAAGACAAAGATAAGAAATAGTGCCCTCTCATCTTCATTTAGCGTACAGGCGGAATGCTCAGGCAGCCGCCAAAAATCATCGTGTTCGTAAAAATAAAGATGAGCATTTACTAGAGAAGGCAAGAGATGACTTTGGTTTTTTTTGTGAGTATGTAGCAGATAAACCACCAGCCAAACATCATCAAGAATGGCATCGTCAATTAGTAACAAATAACGATAGTTCTTGTTTAATAAAAATCGCTGGACCTAATATTGATTTATTAGGACCACGTGGTTCAGCTAAGTCAACGGTTCTAGGTTTATTTACAGCATGGGCTATTGGTATTCACACAGCAGCTAAGAAGCCACTACAGATTCTTTATCTTAGCTATACGGTTGATATTGCAAGATCTAAGTCAGCAACAATTAAAAGGATCATTGAATCAAAGCGATATCAAGAGGTTTTCCCTACCGTTAAGTTACTCAAAAATGTTACTAGTAACGAGTACTGGTCAATCGACCATAAGTTTGCTGGCATCGATACAACTGGTGAAGAACAATTTACTTTATGTGCCGCAGGTCTCAAAGGTTCAGTGACATCTAAGCGTTCACAGCTGGTTATTATTGATGACCCTGTAAAGTCTGCTGCTGATATTGGTAATCCGGACATCCGGAAGATGATGCAAGACAACTGGAATGCGGTGATTGCACCAACGATGTTTGAAGGGGGTCGTGCGATCTGTTTGGGGACGCGATTCCGTCATGACGATATCCATGCCACAACGTTCTGCCCACAGAACAACTGGATGCAGATCGTCCTATCAGCGATCTTAAATAACGAGGAGACAGGCGAAGAAGAGTCATACTGGCCAGACATGTGGTCCCTAGAGTACCTCAAGGAGAAGAAACGGCAAGCACCGATTGCTTTTTCGTTCCAGTACATGAACCAGATTGTCAGGCAGAATGAGCTGTCCTTAGCACCGGAGCTGCTTGTTAAAGCTGAAATTGCAACTGAGTTCGACTGTTTAGGTGTTGGTGTTGACTTATCTGCAGGCACCAAAGAAAAGAACGACTACACGGTCATGGTACTAGGCGGCCGTATTGGAGATAAGATCCACATTATTGATTACAGACGTTTGCGTGTAATGGGTAATTTAGAAAAGTTAGATGCAATGAAAGAGTTGTTATATGACTGGTCAGTTATTGGTAAACAAGAAAATGGTATTTGGTTTCCTACTTACTCAACTTGTGACATTTGGTCTGAGGCTGTTCAATACCAAGCATCTTTAGAAGCTGACTTTAAACGGATTTGTTTAAATCAAGAGAACTTGTATAACTTAATTTGGCATCCAGTTAAAGGTTTTCGTGCAGATAAATTGGCACGATTCAGGGGAATCATGGGAATGTTTGAGGATCGTAAAATAATATTTAACAGGTATCGTAATTTTACGAATATGTTTGAAGAGCTGACTAATTTTGGAGTCAGTTCTCATGATGATTGTGTTGATGCCTTGGTTTGGTTAGTTAATGGCTTAATGAAACGTGGCAAACTACAACTAGATTTTTAACATGGAACACTTTATTGCTTTAGGACTTGCTGCTGTTTCAGGAGGCGGTTGGTTTGTCGGTAAAGTTTTCGGAAGAATGCGAGCACTAGAAGATCGTATTGATCGTATGCCTTTGGAGTATGTGCTCAAACAAGATTATATTCGTGAGATGGAACGCATGAATCATGAGTTTACTGAGATTAATGATAAGCTTGATAGACTTGTGGAAAAATTACTTGCCAAATGAGCTACTACATCGAGCTAGAAGAACTAGAAAACGGTGATTTGTACCTACCGATTCCAGAAGAAGTCATAGAAACTTTAGATTGGCAGACAGGCGATTTACTAACTTGGGATTTAAAAGGTGATGGAATTGTAGTTCAAAGATTGAATTCAAAATTAGAAGAGTAAAATAATAAAAGTTCTATTGGAGATTATGCGATACTCCGGTGGTGATCCAAACTTAGGAAACTCAGGTGGCATGGGAGGAATGGTAATGCCTATGATTCCATTTAGCCGTTTTAGTGCAGTTAGTCCACAAAAACAAATTAATCAATACGATAAGTTAGATACTATTCGTACGTTTGGCAATATGACAGATGCTCAAAGGAATGGCTTTGCCAACAAGCATGTGTATTGATGGAACTAGCAGGAGCCTACATTGATTTAATGATGCCTGAAAAACCACGGGCAGATTATCCTATGCAAGGATTTACCACAGAATATTCTGGACCTTTGCATGAAGATCCAGAGCATTCAAGTGAACGAATGAAGAGTATGGGTAATATCAGATCTGCTGCTGTACCACGCAACACAGCTCCATCAACTTTTGCATCACCAGGAAGTAAAGGTTCTGGTTTTGCCAATGTAAATACTAGGAGGCAATTCTAATGTTTATGCCAAGACAAGAAGGACCACCAATTGTAATGGATGAAATTTCTAGGACTTATTATCCAGGTCGTGGATTTTTAACTGATCAACAAGCTTATTCAATTACTCCTTCTCCTCGTTACAGTGGTGGCGATCCTAATTTAGGAAACACAGGTGCATTTATGAAGCTTCCATATTTCCCTGGACAAGAAACTGGTGGAGTAATGAACTTGCCTTATTTTCCAGGTGCTGATATGAATGATATTGAATTATTGGCAGGTGGGTTTAGGTCAGGAGCATATAGTGCAATTCCTGGCGGTCAATCTTTTTATCGCTATGGTCCTTATTTACCATTTAGAGGAGAAGAAAAAAAAGAAGAACAAACACCTTTTATACCAATTCCTAGAGTTTAATGGCACAAGAAAATTCAAAATATACAAAACCAGGTTTACGCGAATCAATTAAGAAGCGCGTGATGGCGGGCAGTAAAGGAGGCAAGCCGGGGCAGTGGTCTGCTCGTAAAGCGCAACTAGTGGCTTCGGAATATAAAAAGAAAGGTGGAGGGTATAAAGGAGGTAAAGGTAGCAGTCAAAAGTCATTAAGCAAGTGGGGTAAAGAAGACTGGCAAACCAAAGACGAGTACGAAAAGGGTAAAGCAAAAAAAGCTGCTACTGCGGCCAAAAAAGCTAAAGATAAAAAGTAATGGCAGACAAAGCAATCCAATCTGACGGCACAACCAAACGGTATCTTCCTAAGAAAGCTTGGGCCAAATTATCGCCAGAAGAGCGTGACAAAACAGATGCCAAAAAACGAGCCGCATCTAAACAAGGTAAACAGTTTGTAGCCAATACAGATAAAGCTAAGAAGGCTGGCAGAGCTGCTAGGATGTATAAACAAAAGGGTAAGAAATAGTGTCAGACACCAATAATCGCCTAAAGGAAATTATTGATGCTTACATTGAGCGGAATGGAGATGCTCAAGTAGACAGTGGCATTGTTTCGTCACACATTGCACAGATGAAATTATTTGGCATTCGACAGGGTGTT